AACGGCCCCGGTTGTAATTTCTGACTCTCATTATCTTAGTGCGTATTGAGTGCAAAGCATCACATTGAGGCTGTTTTTCGTATCATCTTTTGCGACGAAGGGAGAATTTTTAAGAGGATTGAAAGCAATGACGGGGTTTTAACTAACTTGGCTTGTTATTTGACTAATGATCTAGATTAAATGTAATTAGAAGTGATGTAACTTATTGATTTTCAATGGTACCCCTACAGGATTCGAACCTGTGACCTACGGCTTAGAAGTTCATAGATCCACTTTATAAACCAGTAACTTACCGCACCACACGGCGCTCACACGTCCCAATACACGGAAAGTTACGGTAACTGACTGAAGGCAACCTTTGGTCACCAGTCCCAAATCTGTCCCAGAGAATTACCGCAGGCCACTCATGGGTGATCTGCGATAGTGCTCTAAAAGAAAAACCCGCACTAGGCGGGTTGGTTAATGTTGTTTCTCGTTATGCGACATCAACACCAAGGATAAGATGGCGTAATGCCTCTACCCCGTTTGCGTTGTAACGGAACGCTTCTACTTGCTTGTTCGAGTGCGCAGATTTGTCGAGGAAGAACTTGCCGTACTGATCTGTTTTCAGGTTGTTGGCATTAGCCACGCGCCCAACCTTCTGAGCAGATACATCAAGCATCTTGCCAATCTCTCCTGCAGTGTAGTAATGCTCTTCAATAACTGGCAGAGGAATGGCATCAAAACCAGCAACAGGGTTAATGATGTTTGCTGCCGCGCACTGTTTTGCTTCTGGACTCAGATGAGGCATCAGATCAAACAGACTGGTTACTGCATCAACGGACATTTTCAGTGTGCGAGCATGTCGGTATTCAGGTAGACCGCTTTTGCTTTTTGCTGGCAACACTTCACCAGTTTCAAGCTGGCGCCAGCGCTTTGCCACCTTATGACGTAAGGGAATGCTATATCCGCTCATTAAGGTGAGCGTTAAATCTTGATCCAGCCAAAACTCTTGATAGGTGCGTCCTTTACTGTCTTGGTAATCGGCGGAAAAGTCCGCCGATTGAAGATTGAGCGCTTCGAACATTTTACGGCAGTCATACAATACATCTTTATGTTGTTTTCCGGTCAGCGCAGCAATTTCACGGCTAGACATCTTAGTGACAACAGATCTGGCATTTGCTACATTCTTAGAAGTCATTCGACATTCCTTATTTGAAAGTTAGGGTTTGTGACATAGCCGCCAGTTACAGCTGGCGGTTTTTCTTTATGCGTCACTGCAACATTTCCTGACGCAGGTGTGGTAAAACCCTGCTCCAGTTATCATCCCTCCATGGCTGATGTTCGATATGAGAGGTTTCTCTCTTCAATAACTGTCGTGCTTTATTCAAAGTCCGTGGATATTCCTGCCCAATAGAATAGAACCTGCCAGCCTGACTATGTTCAGCTACACGAAGCAGTGGGTATACATCGCGACATGCAGTAATCATCACGGCACCCGCACGCCATAACCAAGCAAGATCACATAGCTCCTCATCAGTAAACTGTTTCGCTATCGGCGAATTTGCTACTTCGCGATCCAGAATATCCAGCACCCAACGGCGGAAATCTTTGGCTACATCTGTACGGGCAAACATGGCGATCAGATGTGCACCACGCAGCGAGAAAACACGAACTTTTTTGCGGTAGTTCCCTGAGGTCACTGATTCGATGACCTGAGACATTCCAGAACCGAACTCGTCGGAATACTGATTAAATAGGTTGGTTATAGATTTGGAACTTTTGTAATTAAGAGCTTTGGCAAGATCGGAAGATGTTAGCCAAATACCAGTAATGTTTGATACTGGCACCAGTGCTTTGCCTTGGAAGTTAAGGTCTGATTTTGCTACTATGTTCATGTCGGTTTTCTCGCAATGATTGCTGACGTTAGAAGCCCCGTTCGTGTTAGCGCACAGCGGGGTTTCGCTATTTTTATGCGTTGATATAACCATCTTCCTTTAAGCTCCTCTCGATACGCTTAATGGCCTCACTATTGAGCGATCGCCCTTCGCCTTTGGCTGCCTTCTTCAATGCTTCTTTAAGATAACTAGGAAACCTAATTCCTGTTGGTGCTATGTTGCGTGCGTTTTCCATCTTTCCTCCTACATAATGTAGTTTCAAATACTACATCATGAGCATAGTAAAGCAAGTTTTTTTTGACTACATTGTGTAGATAGAATTTTTGAGAGGTTTACATGAAAGGTGCTAGCAACATCGCCCCGATGGGTGTAAGAATCCCCGACGATTTAAAGGAAAAGATTCAAGAAAGAGCAAGAAAAAACGGACGCTCCATGAACTCTGAAATATTGAAAATACTTCAGGATGCAATTAATGATGAGTTAGCTCCTGATGCCGTCATGCTTGATAAAGCGATTACCAACATAGCAGATACAAGAAAGGCTCTTAAGCCGATCATTGATCAGCTTAAAAAGTTAGCTGGAGAATAGTAATAGCCAAATTAGGTTGGCTATTAATCAATATCAAATGGAGATGTAGACCAGTCTGGCTCTGCATAGCAGCGACACTTACCATCGTTACAAGTAAGACATTCTCCAGGGTGGCCTCCATTAGGTCTCTTGTTCCATTGGATTTTTTTTCCTTCAAGAGAGCGGCAGCGATCGCACACCCTTTCATCTCCTACCGTTCTCCAAATATAACCACGAACCCCAGCCTTACGTTGGCTTTCTTCATTCGAGTCTGTATTCTCAACCTCTGGTATTCGGTAATGTACGGTTTCTTCTTTTCTCGTTGAAAATATTCGCTTGAGTAGGTTCATAATCATTTGATCTATCCCATCCTACGGTCTTTGGTGCCATTTATCGTAGCCTTCTGGCTGATACGATCAATCACTTTGGTAAATAATTTACCAGTAGTGCTACCGTTAACCACCTATCCCCACCCGATGGTGCCCTCATAAGTGAGGGTGCCATGCGATCAATAGCTGATCAGAAGCTTCTCAAATGCTAAACTCTGCCATCACTTAAAATTACTCTTATTGACAAATGCTTAAGCTTTTTTCCAGATACCTATCTGTGGGTGTTGTGAACACAGCCATTCATTGGATGGTTTTTGCCATAATTTTCTATGCCGTTAAGGATGATCAAGCCCTTAGCAACTTTGCTGCGTTCTGTGTTGCTGTCACCTTCTCTTTCTTTGCAAACGCCAGATTTACATTCAAGGCTCAAACTACGACCAAGCGATATATGCTTTATATCGGGTTTATGGGGGCGCTAAGCGTCGCTACAGGATGGGCATCTGAAGCATGTGGTTTACCCCCAATATTTACACTGGTTGCCTTCTCGGCTATCAGCCTTGTGTGTGGATTCTTCTATTCTAAATTCATCGTTTTCCGGAGTGAAAAGCAGTGAAAATCTCGTTGGTTGTTCCTGTCTTCAATGAAGAGGACACGATACCTATTTTCTATAAAGCAGTTCGCGAATATGAGCCGCTAAAAGAGTATGACGTTGAGATTGTTTTCATCAATGATGGAAGTAAAGACTCAACAGAAGACATTATTAATGCACTATCTATTTCAGATAAACTCGTTAAATCCTTAAACTTCACGCGAAACTTCGGCAAAGAACCTGCTCTATTTGCTGGGCTTGACAATGCTTCTGGTGATGCCGTCATTCCAATTGATGTCGACCTACAAGACCCTATTGAAGTCATCCCGCTCCTTATTGAGAAGTGGAAAAATGGCGCAGATATGGTTCTAGCCAAGCGCACAGACAGATCTACAGACGGGCATCTGAAGCGTAAATCTGCTGAAATGTTCTATAAGCTACACAACAAAATCAGCACACCAAAAATTGAAGAGAACGTAGGTGACTTCCGTTTGATGTCGCGTGAAACGGTTGAGAACATCAAACAACTTCCCGAACGCAACCTATTCATGAAAGGTGTTTTGTCATGGGTTGGTGGTAAAACTGAGGTTGTTGAATATTCTCGAGCAGAGCGCTGCGCTGGTGAATCTAAGTTCAACGGCTGGAAGCTTTGGAATCTTGCTCTCGAAGGTATTACCAGCTTCTCAACCTTCCCCCTTCGTATGTGGACATACATTGGCCTTGGTGTTTCTGCATTCGCATTCATCTACGCTGCGTGGATGATTATTGATAAACTCATCTGGGGAAACCCTGTACCCGGTTATCCTTCATTGATGACAGCCATTCTATTCTTAGGTGGAGTGCAGTTGATAGGAATTGGGGTTCTAGGAGAATATATTGGAAGAATATATATCGAGTGCAAGCGACGTCCAAGGTATATCTTGAAAAATGGAGACAAATAACATGATTATAAAAAACAGAAAATGGATTGATTACGCTTTCTTCTTCGCTTGTTTTTTATCATGCGTCATTACGATATTTTTTACATCAAGGTACAGTATAAAATGGATAGCAGATCCAGACGCAGCAAATAGCCCAATTGTATGGAAAGAGTTTTTGGAATATGGCTTTAGCGCCTTTACACATTGGAGGCCAACATTTGATAACTGGTACTTTACTGTATATCCTGTAAACTTTTTCTTATTCTTTATATTAAATGATACAGGAATAGCCCCATTAGTACTATCTAGTGCTATATTCATAATTATTATAAATATTTGCTCAGCAAAGCTGGCTGATCATTTCTTTGGGAAGGGGGTAGCCACCTTGGCTTTAGTGGCTATTACCTTCATTTCACCTGATTTATATATGCATTATTATGGGCATCCATTCTCCCACAACTCTACAAATGCATTTGGTTTTTTAATTCTCATTACATATATATTTTCTATTGCTAGCAGAAACTTAGCTCCGGCTTTAATTATTTTTTTGTTATGTATCGCATCTGCGGCGTCTGACCCCTGGATTTTACCTGCCTTCATTCTCCCAATATTAATCACAGAGGCCTACAATCTATATTTAAATCGTGGGCGCAAATATTATTTTTCAATAATATCCGTTGCTTTTGCAATATCATTATTTAATGTAGTACAGCATGTTCTTGGGCTCCCAATTGGGGCGTTTAAGATTACCTCAATTGATCAAATGATTGTTAATGCGCATAACGCAATCATATTAACGTCATCAATGCTACCACTATGGATTTCGCCAAATGTTTATATAGCATATGCGATATTCTTTGTTTGGGTTGCAGTATTCCTTAGCGCTTCTTTACATTGCATAAAGAAAGGCGGTTCTTTGAGAATGCTGGCGATCTGTTGCGCGCTTTCTGTTGCAGGGATTTACTCATCGTCAATAATAGGCGATCAGGTTCCACATCAAAGATTTTATGTAAATATTGCTCCAATTGTGTTGATGATAGTATCAATTTCAACATCGCTATCAAGGAAATACTTAATCCCATTAGCACTGACTGTGTGCATGTCATTATTTGGTTATTTAAATTCTCCATATATGAAGGGGATGTTTAAAAATCCTGTTTATGACTACATGGCATTTATGTTAAAAAATGATCTAACTTATGGTTATGGTAGTTTTTGGTACTCAATGGGGATGTCAGTTAATTGGCTATCAAATAACCAAATTCATTTTACGCCTGTTTTCTTTGATGTGAAAACAGGTCGGGTGTATTTTGAGTGGTCACGAATTCAAACGTTGACTACTTGGCATACTAAAGAGTTTGTATCAAAAGGTCCAAACCGTCAGTTTATAGCTGTCACTCCAGGCTCTACTGGTGGTGACACATGCCCAGACGTGAATGTTTGTATTAATGGAGTACAAAAACAAATAGGGAAGGCTGACGAGATATTAAAATATAACAACACAACATTTCTTGTGTATAACAAACCAATTATAACGGATATTAAGTAATTTATTTTTCAATAATGTGGTGAGAATATAATCGCACCACATTATTGAATATTTCCTTGTTTCACTATTTGGCTTAGTGGTCCTATTCAGCAAGTACCGCCTTAACAATCGGACTCCCTGAAACGCTCATTACTTGTATTCCTGCTCCAGTGAATTTAACCCCTAATGTAGCAATGGTATTTGAGAGTACTATTGTTTGACTTGTATCTATAAGATATTTGATAAGGCCAGACCCATACTCACCAGCAACGCAAGCATTTGATGATACTGTGTTTGTTACAAGAATAGTTATACTAGAATAAGTTGATGTGTCAAATGAGATAAAATCACCTATTGTTGCTACAATAGCGCCAGTATAAAGAACTTTTGATTTATCCCTGGTATTAGATAGCCTTAATATTGGCGAGGTTGCACCAGCATATACACTGAATACATAATTATATGGGTTTGCATCTGAAGATGAGACAGAAACCAGACCAGATATTCTGTTGGCATTACCCCTATATATTCTTATATTACCAGCGGTGATACCTAACTGGTTAGTGATAGCACTCCAGTTAGTAGCATCTAGTGGGCACTCTAAAATTGAATTATCCAACATCCTATTTGCAAGTAGCCCAATGGCATCGCCAGATGCAAGGTCACTATTGCTGATATTAAGGTCGGCAAATGAAGAATATGTGAAAACCCTTCTGTAAGAAGATGCATTTATATTCTGTATAACTAGTGATGACCCACTAACTATATCCTTGTTTCCTATTAAGATGTTTGCTTGAATACTACCTGTGAAACACAATATTGAAATGCGGCCTTTTCTACAGCTTATTCCCTGGGCTTCGTAACCAACATTCGTTGTTGTTGTTGGTTGGAAAGCTGAGGCAAAGCTATCAGCTCGATAGTTCGCCCCTGAAAGCAGTTGCCCATTTAATGACGAGCAATAGATGCTTGTTACGCGCTTGTTTGATGTCTCACCCCCTACGTATGTCCCTCCGGTATAGTAATACAAAAGACCGTCATGATAATCTAATGCCTGGACAAACCCCTCCCTTACTATTTCTCTTGGCATAGGGATTATTCCAATCATTTTCATTTGACTTATTGAGTAAACTCTAATTTGATCAAATCTGCCATCCGTATTTACTGCTTGCCCAGCTAAATCCAACTGATAAAGCTTATCATCACCATCATAACAAAACCCATAGGTTGTAGACATTTGAGTTCCAGGCTCAAAAGAGATGGTTTGGGTTGTATTTGTTGAGAAATTATATTTTGTTAGTGAACCAGAGTATGAATATGCGCCTGTTGATACCGGAGTTACATATATAACCTCATTGTCCGTAATCACGGCAACATTGTGCAGATCTCCATACATTATGTAACCAGAGTCTAAGGATTGGCCGTTTTTTTTGTTTATCCTTTTAATGTGGCTTTTTTGAGGAGATGTCGACCTATCTGTATATATGATGTACCAATAATTATCAGACTCCGCTAATCCTTGAGGGTAATCTTGTCCTGAAATAGGCTCGTAATACACGCTTCTGAAATACGATGGCATCTCAAAGATATATTTGTTAGAAAGCGCGTCAAGCTCATCCTGAACTGTACTGCCAGACTCAGTGCCTATAGCACCAGCTCCTGCAGTAGATTCAAGCAATTCCAGAAGTGCTGCATCACCAATACTCAACCACGCACCAGCACCGATGCCACCCGTCGATTCTGGTGTTGATGCAGCAGGAACCTCCTTAGAAAATGAGCCAGTCCAGTAATACCAGCTTTTACTATTGTCATCCCAGATGAAGTCCCTTTCAGACTCTAAGGTAGCGCCATTAAGGAAGGTGCTCTTGCCATCAATTAGATATTCAATTTTGTCGTTTACATCTTCAACCGATGGAACTCCAAGATTAGCTCTGGCTTGTGCAGTATTCTCAAGTTCGGATAGGTTATTTTTAGATCTCAAGAAGTGGGTAACCGGCAATCGCTGATCTGTTTCGTTCTGGTTAACTAGCAGTACTGCAGTATCAGTCGTATCTGTTGCTTCAGGTAGTTGGGTTAGTTTTACTTTTTGTTCTGCCATTATGCGGTCCTATACCAGCCAGCGAGTTTAATAAATGAGTTGGTTATATTTGCTTGAGCTCCAGAACCTGATGATCCTGTGTTTCCTTTCACATCATGGATATGAGCGCCAATGTCTACCTGATGTGCATGATCGCCAGCCGAAGCAGTATTCTGGCTGCCCCAAGTACCAGTAGAGCCACCTGATACAGCTCGGTTATTAGGGTTAAGCAACATAATGTTTTGCATTGAATGAACGTGGGCACCAGCGTTACGTGTAGGCTTTGAGCCATAATCAAACTGGCTGGTTTTCAGGTCTATTGGGTGAGAGTGTTGGGGTAGGTTAGCCTCAGTAAGCGTCAGATTGTCGCTACCACCTGTCTGTAGAACGTCGCTGCCTGTCGCATTTGCTAAGCGAATTGTTCTCCCGTTACCTGGCAATCTCGCCCACGTAGAGCCAGTCCATATTGTGTTTGGATTTACATCATTAGCGAACCATTCAACCTTACCGATTGGATAGCGCATGTTGAACATTGCGTTTAGCAATACTTCTACAGTGATAGAGCGATCATTCCCGCTCTGATTAATATGCAACAAGTCTCCTTCATCAGCGTTAGAGGCCGATGAAAGGTCTGTTAGGTACTTAAGTGTAATATCGGCCATCAAGCCCCCTCAAGCGCTGCAATACGAGCATTTAGATCTGCTATCTGCGCGTACAGGTCATTAAGCAAGGTATTCAAATGATTGGCGGCTAACTTACTGCCGGCTGAAATGGAACCATCTGGCATACGAACCGGAGGAACGAATCCTTTATCAAGGATTTCATCTGGAATAGGCTCTTTATTTGACTGGCCGTCAGGGTAGGTAACATCGGTGTTAGCAAAAGAGGTTATAGCCATTAATTACTCACTTAGGCATCGCGCCACATAGCATTGTCCCTGTGACGCCATAGTCACGGGAAAAAATAAGAAGGTAGTCGTCGTCGGCTACGCCGAGATATGATCCGTTGACTTCAAGAACACCGGATACCGAGCCAGCAGCGTCAAGATAAGAGCCATTAATAAAAACCGAACCACGATTAAGGCCTAACGCAGTGTCATCGCCAACTTGCATTGCTGTATTGGCTCCAACCTGAAGCGCCTGCCCAGAGGAAATATCTATCCCAGCTAATGAAAATCCATTTAGACCGTAATCATGGGTCGAGTAAGCCCTCACCCCCGCAACGGAAGCGCGATCGACGATAGCGTTGATGTTTTCTGGTACGTATGGACCTGTTGCATGCACACTGAATGCCGCTGGTGATAATTCGACGAGCTCTACATCCGTACTTGAAGTGGTTGTCGCTGTTACGACCATTACGTTATCTGGCGTACCGCTAAATGCAGTGGCTAACTTTGCCTGCATAATGGCGCGTCTGTAGTCATCATCAGACCGACCATCGCGCCCAACATCTACGTATTCACCAAACCTATCCAACTCAATCCCATGCGCGTTATAGATGCTATACGTCAAATAAATGTACTTGGCTCTAGCTTCAATCTCAGGATGCTGTATCCCCACAGCAGCAAATAACGCAGGAACCTGATCTCCCTTCTTTAGCCAATTTGTCGGTCTTTCCCGTATTAAGGCGAGGAAATCTACATCAAGCCAATCAGACACCGGTGACCTCCACATTTGCAGTAGAGAATGATGCGAATGAATTTTCTGGAATCGAAATGTTTGTTTCTGCAAATGTCGTTCCGTCAGAGCTTACGGTTACAGTCATCTTTCCAATGCCTGTCGTATTAGCGTAGATATATCCGTAAATGCGCTGAGTGATCACATCATCGCCAAGCCCTAAAGTTGCGCCGTAAGCAACGACACCTTGCTTGATTGCATCGACAACGGCAGATGGTAATGGCTCTTCAGTATCAAGGAGCACCACATCAACCTTCACATAAATATCTATCTCAGTAGGACGTGAAAAATTGACGAGATGCGGCCTTTGGTAGCGGTCGTATACAGTAATTGAGATTGCTCCGTAGGTAGCAATTCCTGCACCTTTGTATTTCCAGATTGCATCAGCAATATCTTGCTCAAGCCCTCCTGATACGATGGTATGAATTGCCTTTGGCGGAATGCTCTCGACAGT